GAGGTTCGGCTTGACCGCCGAGAGCGCCTCTCCCACCTTCACCTTGGTGAGCTTCCGATTGCCCTTAAGAGCACCGGCCACAGCAGCCTCCTTCTGAAGATCAAAGGTGCGATCCCGTACTTCCGTAAGACGATATCCCTCACCGGCCAGTGACATAAGGGGATTTTCCGTCATCTGCCAGGCAGTCGTCAGCTTCGCAGGCATTAACCCTCTAACACCACCCCCCCAAAGTGTCTCATGGGGCACAATCTGGCGTAACTCAAACTTCTCTTTGCTAAACCGTGGAACACACTGATTACCAAAGGGATTCTTGTCGAGCACCTTGAAAAATTCCTGGAAGTCCATCCTCTTAGTGTTAAAGGGTGATCGTGGCTTAGGCCTCGCCGTTCCACTCGTTAATGCCAGGATTTGCTGTTGTCAAGTCACCCATCTCTTTTTCACGAGTTTCAAGGACTTGGCGATTCTCCTTACAAAAATTGATAAATCTCAAGAGCCCTGCAATTGTACTTGGTTTTAGAGATAAAAGGTCAAAGAACATACCGTTGCGATTTTCACTGACCTCTTCTTCTTCAATACGTAAAATACGATATACTCCCTCTAACTCATTTCTGTTAAACTTCTTAATCTCCTCGAAGACCTGTTTTCTTGTCTCAAAGTCATTACTCATCTTCGTCTGAAGACTCCTCTTCTTCCTCGTTTTCTTCTGATCCTTCCTCGTTTAGCGCACTGGCGGGCTCGGGGGCCGGCGGAGGTGGAATAGGGGCCGCACCGGCAAGGGCGGCCGCAGCAGAAGAAGAACCACTGTTTACAAGACCCAGGAACTGGCCAATACTCAGGATATGAGGATCATTCACCTGGAAACGGGACTTCTTGATCTCAATCTGGATGCGGTCACCAATGTTTAGCTGATCAAACTCTTCATTACCGATGTGAAGATCTCGAGGAATCATGATACGAATGGCATCATGGAGAACAACATAAATACCCATCTTATTCTTCTGACTAACTTCACCTTCTACCTGAGTTCCATCATGAGGACAATACACCTTCCCCTGGGCCTTCACTACATAGAGAATATCAGCTGTGAAACGGCCCTTCTCTGCAATTCCCATCGAACGACTGAGAATATTGAGAGAATTGGGAATCACATATCCATGACGAGAACAACGGCCTTCTAGGCCCTTCTTCAGTTTGCTTAAGAGAATATCATCAAATGAAGTGATATTAGCACGGAGATCAAGAGGAGAGAGTGCTACTTTCTCTTCAAAGATGGCTTCTACTTCCATGCTGGGCTGGACCCTGCTTCTAAAGGGTGGTAAAGGTTTCATTTTTTGGCGGCTCGGCCGCAGTACCGTTAACTTAAGCAGTTAACAGCAACCCTCGAGTGCTTAATTTAAGCACTCTACGGTATGCGGTAAAGTGTAGGCAAAAAATGGAAGACATGGGTTGGCAACGAGGCCGCCGCCTCACCGCAGGGGGTGTCCATACAAAGCAGCCTCCAGCGGCCGGTAAAACCAGCGCTTCCCCTGGATTTTCACATGATCCATATACCGCAACACTAAATCACTCACAGTACACACACGAATAGAATTCTGAATACGCTTTCTTGCTAATACTTCAGCATTACAACCCAGGTCGTGCTGACCCGCAGCTCGTAAGAGCCCACCAAACTCCTCTAACATCTTCAACTCGTGAGCCGTTGCACTGTTAATCGAACATTCAGATCCACGCCCCAATTTTCCCCGAGGTGCCGGCGGCTTATTCTTCTTAAATACCAACTTCAACTTCTTGGGATTGAATGTAATCATACCGTATTCAAGTCCTGTTGTCTTGGAATCAATGGGCTTCTGTAAAAGGGGATCACTCCCTCTCTCCCTCTTTAACACTTCAACCACGGCCTTCGAGCATTCCAAGTACTCTCCATCCGCATTCATACACAAGTATTCAATCTCATTGCTCGACCCATTCAAAAGCCGCAAGTACCTTGACTCCTCAAACTCCCAAACAGCATCCTTCGCCACCCTTGTCACCAACTCAAACTCAGGATTCTCCCATTGACGAATCAACTCTCTCTTCGTCGCTGTAGTCATGAACTCATCCCATATATACTCTAACACAATATCGGCAAACTTCTTGCGAGCATCTTCGCTTCCCTTCAAATTGTCATAGACCCACAAAACCATCTCCAGACGCTCCTTCTGTCCCTTCAACACACCAGCAGAATCTTTCAACTTCGCCAACTCTGTCTCTAATGTAGGAGGCAGCACCGCTTCAGCAGTGCCAGTCTTCAAGCTCGAGACCCATTTTACACTCTCATTCCAAAATTCCTCAGAGTCTTCCTCTGTAGCTAATCCTTCTTCTTCCTCGACTGTCTTCTCTAGTTTCTCCACACGAGGATCAAACCGATCCCTCGCCACAGGCACATTCATCAACCGAATCGCAATGGGTATCTTGGTGTTCTGGATCTCATCTGGCTGAAACACATAGAAGCCATTTTTGGCCAATAAACGCCCCTCCCCTGTACTTGTCTTGATTCGAAATTCCTTCTGTAAAATCAGTTCATTCAGCAAACTCGACAAAAGGGGGCGAGGAATAGTCTCAAAGTGACTCACCAAGTTCTCGAATGTTAAAAAGGGTTTTCCCTTTGACACTGTATCTTCAATATAAGCCTTCAACTTGGAAAGCTGGAATCTTGCCGTGTATTCATCATAGGTCGACAAGTCCTGGTCAGCAAAGGCTATGCTACGAGGCATCAAGCTTCCATCTCCCGCCTTACAATTGTACTCACATGTCTCGAGCCAATCACACATCGCTGTTAAAGGGACATCATTGCGATTTACATCTCGCCTTTCTTGCCCCTGACTATCGAGAAGACGAGGGATGGGATCAAGCCCTGAAACAAGGATGGCATCATGATTCAACGTACAATCAATCGCATTCTCCTTTAACACACGAGTGACATTTCCAACAACAACTGCCTTCTTCAGAGCCTGCCGATAACTATACATGTCAATTGTTTCGGCCTCTGGATCACTGGCAAACTGATTGACAAGAAGAGTGATTGTACAGTTTCTCTTCTCTTCTTCAAGGGCTGCGTGAGAACAATTACGAATACCACGACCAACAATCTGCTCCAGCTTGTTCAAGTGATACCAGCTGTCAAAGACAAAGACCTCACGAATAAACCGAAGGTCAAGACCTTCACCAGCGATCTGGGAACCAATGACTACCTTGATCTCCCCACCATCCTTGTTCGACATGGCACGGGCGGCATTGATAGCAGCCGCATTGTTAGGGGAAATCTCCTCTGTTCCTGTTAAAAGGACATACTTGGCAGGTTTGAAAGCATGCGCAGGAGTTCCAGCCTCATCAGGAATCATCCCGTGACCTTTTTCATGCCTGGGGCACAGGGCACACTGGCGACCCTCAGGATGTTGATTGCCATCTCCTAGTAATCCAGTTGTGCGCCCCCACAGAGTATATCCATTGGCCTCCAGGACCAGAGCTATGGTCAAGGCTCCTGTTGCCACGAAACGACTGTAGACAAAGGCCACACCACGGCATCCCTTCAGCCGCTTGATCAACCTCGATCCTTTTCCACTGGCCTTCACCAGATTCTCCTCTAACATCCAATCCGCACCAATGTCTTCCACGCTCCGAAAATATGCCGATGTCCCCTTGTACTCCTTTGTAAAGGCACCGTCAAATCCTGTCTGCCGAATTCTCTCAAAAATGTCAGTGCCTTCAGGTGCAGGGTAAATCCAATTGCCCGCCTGGACCAAGAGATCAAGGTTTGTAATTCCAAGACCCTCTGCGGAACCCACAATCGACGCACTCAATTTCTTATACTCGTCCTCCTCAGGCTTGGCAAAAAAAGCACCAACACACGGCAATTTTACCACATTGCGCCGATCAATCAAGGGAACTGACTCCCCCTTTGGTGATTTACTCGCCCAGCGGCGAATGCGCACTGAACTCTGAGGCTCCAGGCGCAGTGGAAAGGTCAAGGGATTCTCTCCACGCATAAAAGAAATATATTGGCTCGCTATTTTCCCTAATAAACGTTCACCTCCTGGCATGAACGTATCCCCTTTTACATTGAACACATCATCCACCCGCAATTGTGGGAGTTTATCATTCTGTAACAAAAGATTCAGCAAAAACAAGATTTCAGTGTACGTGTTGTACATAGGTGTAGCTGTCATCAGTAAAAACGTCATTCCCTCTGCGGCATCAAGCACCTCTCTCAAATAAGGAGTGAGACGCTTTCCCGCCTTGGCATCGGCAGTGTCCTGAGGATTCGCATCATCCTTCTCCTCTTCCTCGGATTCCATAGGATTGTCTCGAAGATTGTGGGCCTCGTCGATGATCAAAATGCGGTTTGAGAACTCACGGCGCAGTGTCTCACGCTTCATGCGCTCGAGTTCAGCAGGAGATCCCCGCTTTGGCAAATTCTTCAAGATATCCCGTATATAATTGTAAAAGGATGTATAGCCGAAGAACTCGTATCTTGAGCGAATCATCTTATTGACTTTCGCCTCAATCGCAACTCTGTTTTGCTCCTGTTCCGTATTCGTCAACTGAAGATACATATTTCCAGTACAGCCCCTATGAGTATTAACCTTCCCACTAATCGGCTTTTGAATCGTGAGACTGTCTTTGCTCGCATCAAAAATAGTCCGCTTGAATCCCTCCTGGATATTGGGAGGCGCAACAATAAAGACCTTGCGCCCAGGAAATGCCTCCAAGTAAGACTCAGCCACAGTTATGGCGGCACACGTCTTTCCAACACCCACGCCATGATACAAGAGGGCTGATTGATAGGGGGTTCTAGGTGAGAGAAAGCGTGAGACAAACCGCTGTACAGGACTTAGCTCAAAATCCTCACTCGACCGGCAACGATCCTTTCCCTCCTCTAAACTCTCTTTTACAGACTTCTGGAGACTCTCTTGAAACTCTCTCTTTCTCATCAACTTAGGAAGAAATTGAGGATCCTCTAGGTCGGGGTAGAGACCACCTTCAACTTCCCATTGATCTTGGTCATCACCTGGAAAAATGCCATTTGTAAGCAATTCTGTTAGGAGTTCGTCTCTCACAGTGAAGTCCGTTTCAGTTCTCCACCGAGCGAGTATGGCCTGGGCCTCAGGAGATGCAGTGGCTCCTTCTGCCATTCTAATTGGTTCTAGTTTTCATAAGTGGAAAAGGACACAGGTTGCGGAAGATACTTGCTGCTCGCAGTAGCACTTCACGCTTCTCAATGTTTTCAGGGCGAAGCTTGGCCTGTGCCTCATTCAGATTCAGCCACTGAAGATCCCCAATTTCACGCCGCATGTGCTCATTCTCCTCTGACACACCCAGGGCAACATCATTTGGCACCCATACGAGAAAATACTTGTGGCAATAATGAACATGATTTGAGCCAAAGAAAGACTCAGTCAGTGGCTCCAGGTTCTGAATAGGAATCACCTGAGACTCTTTGATCCCTGTCTCCTCATACATCTCCCGCATCGCACAGACAAAATCACTCTCCTGCGCATCTCGACGGCCCTTGGGAAAGCCCCATTCAGGTGTTAAAGGGGCAGGGTCACATGTTGCGATAATATCATCAACTGTCCAAAATTTCCCTGTACTATCTTTTACACCACGATGAATCTGTTCCCACTTTCCCTTTGCAATTTCATACTCATTCCGATACAAATGCGAATGATCAAGTCCCCACATGCCGTTCCAGAGTTCTTCAAATGGACCAGTCTTGTACTTCTGACGCTCCTCCTCCGTAATTCCATTCAGATGTAGACGAATATAGTCAATATCATTGATCTTGTAACGCCCCCGCATCAGCTCAATGAATCCCAGACTGTCCCGCCGCTGAATCAGTAAGAACTTCAGCTGCTGGTTCTCCATTCCAGTGACTAACGCAGGATTCGTTGCTAACTGTGAAGCCAGGTCAAACCCAGCAGGTGCCTGAACCATAATCACTCCATAACTCGTCACAGGGGCAATACACTGCCGAAAGGAATGTCCTTGTCCACCGCAGTTTGTACAGATGGCCTGTCCTCCCTGCTGACGATCATATGCGCCGCTCGTACCTCTATGATTCGATCTACTCATTTGTCTCCCTGCTCCTTCTAAAACATGAGTTTCGTATGTTTAACCCGACTCATGAAATTTATTCACTGGAATAAAAGATGCACTTGCCACCTGACAGCTGGGGGCCTTTTTTCTGGCACACCATACATATTGTAGCACTAGGATACCCTGCACAAGAGCCGAGCTACGGGTACAAGAAAGCCGCTAAGGACTTCTATGAAAGTTTGAAGTTTCTCATACCATGTCCTGTCTGTCGAGACCACTACAATACCCATCTCGAGAAGTACCCTCTAACACCCCACCTCGATCGCCGCCAAGATCTTTTCCGCTGGACCATTCTTTTACACAACGAAGTCAATAAGAGCCTGAATAAGCCAGAACTCACAGAGGCAGAAGTACTCAAGTACTATAAACGGCTCGGTGAAAGGGGAAGATCTCCTGTTTGGACACCTGATGATTTCGTGGCGGCTGATATGGCAGCGAGAATTCAAGGGATTGGTGTTGGAATTCTATTGGCCGGCGTGACTGCTGGAGTACTCTGGTACATGCGAGACTAGGGATCGGCTTTTCTAACACCTAATTAAAATGGCAGACTCGATGAATGCCTTGACAAATTTCCCTCCTGAAATTTATCAAGAACTTCAACTGCCAAAATCAGCCAAGCTTCTTAAGAAGAGTGTAAAAGAAGTGATTGTGAAACCGGCTATGACTGATGAGGAAATCAAGGCCAAGCAAGGAAACTACTTTACAGAAAAGGATGTAGATACTATTTTTGATGAAGATGTTGATGTCTATGCCTTAGACAAGGATGGAAACAAGCAACTTCTTGCGAAACTGCGGAAACAAGTCATTGACCCTGAACTCATTAAAATCGGCTGGGAAGGCTACTGGATCACAGCCGCCCCCTCAAGAAATCGTGGAGCAGCCGCTGGCCCAATTGATGTAAAAGGGAAGTATTGGTCAAAGAAAAACCCCACAGAAGTTCGAGGATGGTCAGCCAAGTATGTTCAGAATGGGAAAGTCTCTAAGATGCGTGTAAATAACAATGTTTTCAGCTCAGTCCTTGGATATTTCGAGTCCACACCCTTCATGGGTCTTCCCTGTCGACTCACTTCCTATACCATGAGATACTGGAAGTATTATAAGCATGGGCTTCCTTTTATAAGAGCCCTGGATAATTGCTTCAAAACGCTAGTACCCGACAAGCATCGCCTACAAAAGAAAGCAGCCGAAGAACAACCCCTTTTACACATAACCGGCACAGCCTTCTCAAGTGTCACTGTAAATCGGAATTTCAGAACAGCTTTGCACATGGATGACGGTGATTTCAAAGATGGATACGGAAATTTGAGTGTTATAGAGCGTGGTCATTATCACGGAGGATATACGCTTTTTCCCCAGTACCGTGTGGGATTCAATATCCGAACCGGCGATTTCTTGGCCATGGATGTTCACAAGTGGCACTGTAACACTGAATTGTATGAAACAGCAGAAGATAAAAAGAAGAACAAAGGACTTGCGAGAATTCACAAAGAAGACATGGAGACTGGAACAATGGGGTCTGAAAAGCCTTTCACCCGTATTAGTTTTGTCTGCTACTTACGGGAAAAACTTAGAAAGTGTAATCCTACACAGACAAGAAAGCATTTCAAGAAGATCGGCTTCAATCCTAAGACGATGAGAATTACAAGAAAGGCGAAAAGCACAGGGGAAACACAATCCGCCGCCCAAACAGAATGAGCGCCCCAGCTCCTGCTGCTAACCCGACCTTGAACAGAGGTTCTATTTTAAAGGAGTGGGTTGGAGACACCACTGGAAAATTACAGAAAGGCTTTTCTTCAGGTTTCTCTTCTATATCCTCCACATTCAGTCAATCAGGAAGTTCCTCCTCTACATCAGGCGGGGGATCCTATGGCCTACAGGTTCTTTTTTATCTTGTATTTTATGCACTTATCCTGTTTTTAATCCTTGTCCTTGTTCATTACACAGTCTACCCCGTTTTTTCATTCAAACCAGGTGATAAAGGAGTACTTGTGGTAGCTAATAAAGATGATGGGAAAGTCTACTGGAACGATCGAAGACAACCAGGGCCTTCTAGTTTTGCCCCCCTTAACGAAAAAGATTCTCTCCTGGGATCATCCTTTACCAATACTTTCACACTTTCGGTTGACCTTCTTGTTCGTCGCCTTACCGAGACAAATTCAAAAAAGCGCCTTATTTTGATGAAAGTAGGTGTGCCGGCCACTCCCCCAGGCCAGCAGGCTGTTCCTTTTGTTGTGCCTGATCCAGGAACCGCAGATCTTGCGCAACATATGTCAGGATGGGCTTCAATGATTATGTATTTAACTGAGACAAATGATCTTATAGTAAGTTTCTTCTCTGGACCTTCATCTACTGTCTACAGTTGCTCCCCTATTAAAAACATTCCACTCAATACACCCTTTCGCATCAGTGTCGTGGTAGAAGAGAAACTCTTTACAGTGTATCTGAATACAAAGCAAGTTTTCCAGCGGGTCATGCCAACTGTGCTGGCTCTCAACGGGGCAAATCCGGCCACAGATCAGCGGTTCAGTACTGCGCCGGCCTGGGCCGATGCTCCAACCAAATCCATCTTTGTTCAGAATCTCCATATCTGGACGAGGGCACTCAAGTATGTTGAACTGCAGGCTTCTAGCCCAGCACTTGCCAGAATAGAAGACTTTGATGCACCTTCGACTTGGTCATGGTCTTGGTCTTGGCCTTCGATTTTCTATTTCTCTACGGAAAAGTGCTAAAATTAAGAAGGCACCTAGTGATCTTTAGAGATAGAGTCCCTGTTTTTAGAGGTATCTAGTTTAGAATGCTAGTAGAGGCTATCCTTTTCTTAGCTGTTATGCTACTTGTCATATATCTGACTATTCAGTTTATGAGAGGTAAGGCGGAATATAAAGGCCCCTCGGTAATGTATGACCTATCCAAGCCTAATCAAAAAGTACTTGAAAATACAGATCTTCCCTGGACTGATCAGCCAGCAACTCTGCGGTTTGCCATCCTAGTGAAACAGGCACCGAGGACATTGGCCAAGGTTGACTGTGTAGATTCTACATCCTCTTTTGCTCCTTCTTGTGATACCTACTCCTTTAACAAGTGTATGTGTGTATCATCTGATTGTGCTCAATGTAGAACACCAGAAGATGGATATTTGTCGACCCTTGTTCGCCTTGGCGATACCTTAGAGTTCTTGGCTTCTGGGTATACCTCTCAGACAGATAAGCCGTATGTCCCGGCTCTCTTGAAGGTGCGCACAGCCAAGGATTCGACACAATATGCTATGGAAAGTATACCTCTTCCGGCAATTCCTCTACAAAAATGGACTGTCGTCACAATTGTGAAAGAGGGACGGCGCTTTGATGTTTATTACGGTGCGAAACTGGTTAACAGTAAGTTGACTGATTACGTTCCTGTTCCGGCTGATTCCAGTCTCAACTGGATCGCCGGCAATCGCAAGTGGCAAGGGAAAATTGGTTTCTTCTCTGGTGACCAGAAAGTTGCATCTTCTCAAGATGTACTTGATGATCTTCAGAGGTTAGTAAATACTCGTGGTATTCCAAAATACATTGAGGAAGATATTGACTTCAAATCACTCTTTTCTGTCGAAATCCCAGCTTGTCTTGTTGGTAACTGTAACAAGGGTCCTGCTGAGGGTTCCAAGCTAAACCCTTTTACAGTCTTCGCCAGTAGTGTTTCATAAATAACAATCCCCTAAACTCTTCTTCTTAGACAGAATGAATGCGGCAGCAAATGGAACATCGCCTCCCGCTTGGCTCACAGGATCCCTAAGGTTTTTTATCCGCCTCGGACTTTTTATTGTTCTTTTAGTTGGACTGTATTACTTGTACAAATTCCTATATGGATCTCAAATAGGATCTTCTATTGATATCTTGCCTGGGTTTGTTTCAACTTCAGTAACTGTTACTGATTCAATTTCAAACCAGAATGTTGTGAAAGCTACTGAAATCAAAGGCATCCCTGATGGTGGACAGTACTCTACATCTTTCTGGTTGTATATCACTGACACCAAAGGCTTTGTTGGACCCACTGGAACGAAACTCGCTCACCTCCTCGAAATTTCCGACAACCGCTTTGCTACCAGTGGTACAAAGGGGAAGACTCTGCTCTTTGTGGGACTCAACCCTATGAATGGATCACTCATTGTTCGTCAATCAACAAGCGAACCCACTGAAATGATTGACAATAATCTTACAAGCCCGAGTGGATCAAACTACCCACTCCAGTCCTTGATTGACACCTATTCTACACCCGGTTCAGTCTCACAAAACGACCGTTGCGACATAATCAATGGGGTAGAGTATCAGCGCTGGCTGCTGATCACTGTTGTTGGTAATGGACGCACCCTTGATGTCTATGTGGATGGTAAACTCGCACGGTCTTGTGTGTACAAGGGTGGATTTGCCATTGGCTCTGCTGGAGCTAAGGGAACTGCTATGTTCGGCGTTAACAATGGTGGAAAACTGCGTGGATTCATGTCAAAGGGGCTTTTCTATAACTATGCATTGACACCCGATCAGATCTGGGCCATGTATCAGGAAGGCCCCGCTGAAACTGGTATACTGTCCTACCTTGCAAGCTTTTTTAGCATAACCCCAGTTTCTTTGAGTGCTCTTCCCACAAGTCCTACTCCTACTCCAACAACGACAAGTCCTACTCCAACAACCACAAGTGCTTAAAACTCATCGCCAACAAATTGGACCTTTGAGTTAGAATGGATACAGCCAGCACAGGCATATTCGCACAGATTGTCATAGCGATTGTAGTCACAGCGGCAATCTTTTTTATTTTTATGATTATTGAAATTTTATATAGGGCGAATTTGACATATAGCCAGAATCGTATCCCTATCTATCCGTATACAGGAAGCGGAGCCAAAACAAAAATCATCAGGCAAGATCCTACGAACCCAAATTCCATCACAATTCCCCTCTCAGACAATCAGTTAACCGGCATAGAATTCTCCTATTCTACTTTCCTCTACATCTCTGATGATACGGATGATGGTTCTGAGGGATGGAAGTCTGTCTTCTACAAGGGGTATGAATCTGGACCCTTCCCGCTGATGGGACCCGGTGTTTTTGTGAGTTCCAGCAATAGTGAAAGCTCTGCCCCTGTGCTTCGTGTTGTTATGAATACATATGATTCTTGGTTTAACGTGATTGATGTAAAACAGGTGCCTTTTAATAAGTGGGTCCACTTGGTTATTGCTCTCCGAAAGAATACCATGGAAGTCTACATCAATGGAAATCTGGCGAACAAGAAATCTTTCAATGGTACCCTTCCCTACCAGAACTACCAGCCTATCATCCTCTTTCCCTCTATTCGCTATACCAATGTAAGTGAGTGGAAGAATCCTTCAACGGAGCAATCTACGAAGAGAGGTATCCCCCCTGGTGAGAACTTTTTAATTAATGGCAAGTTTACTGGCTACATCAGTAATATGTACTACTTCCCCTATGCCATGACTTACAGTGAAATACAGGCGATGATGGACATGGGCCCTAGTTCCGAATTTGATCAGGATAACATGGATCGTCCTCCCTACTTGATTGATAGCTGGTGGACCCAGAGAAAGGGTATGTAATAGGAGTTTTGTAGCATTTTATTTACATTTAAATCAAAGATCGCATGTTCTCTGATTTAAATATTCACTGGTAACGAAGAAGAATGCCAGGGGGCGGTCTACTCCAATTAGTAGCCTATGGTGCACAGAATGTTATTTTATCAGGAAATCCTGATTTAACCTTCTTCTACAAGGCTTTCAAGAAGTACACCCATTTTTCACTTGAGACAACGAGCAAGCTCATGGATGGTCCAACCGACTATCCATATGAACAAACTGTTCAATTGAAAGCCCGTGTTGACCGTGTGGGCGATCTCTTGTCAGATATGTGGTTCTCTTTCCAAATTCCAGCTGTCTACAGCAAATATCAGGCCACAAATCCGATAACCGGTCCACTCAAGCAACAAGAATTCCAGTGGGTCCGCTATCTCGGTGCCGCCGCCATCCAGTCAGTGCAGATCTCCATTGGTCCCAACAAAGTACAAGAGTTTACTGGCGAATACATCATGGCCAAGGCACTCATTGACTATCCCAAGGACAAGTTCGAAAAATGGCAACGGCTTGTGGGAGATGTTCCTGAACTCACTGATCCTGCAAATGGTCTCTATGGCAATCCAACCCAAACGAGAGGTGAATACCCGACCGTGTATCCCGACAACAGGACTACAGCACAAACCAATACCCCTTCTATTCCGGCATATACTGTGTATTGCCCACTGCCTTTTTGGTTCACAGAAGAAGGCCAGGCACTCCCTCTCATTGGCCTCCAATACTACACAGTCGACGTAACAATCAATCTAACACCTTCCAGTCAACTCTATACAACCCTTGATCTCTCTGGATACCGTATGGCTCCTGGATTCCGTGTCCTCTCTAGCCAGTCTAGTATCAATCGTAATATTCCCGAATATGTCCCTGTAAATGATGAAGGAAAACAGATCCGCAATTTTTTTGTGGATATTGGCCAAAGTGTTCCTCCCCTGAACTCTTGGGCGTGTAGTCCAACACTTCATACGACATATGTATTTTTACCAGAAGAAGAAAGAAATATTTTCGCAACATCTCCACTTATGTACTTGAATCGCCAAGTCACCCAAGTCCAATATCCAGAAATCATTGGGAACCAACTCCTCGACCTCTACGTACACAACCCTATAACACGTATCCTCTTGGTCCCCCGCAGATCTGACATGGTTCTCTACAGAAACTACCCTGCGAACTTCACAAATTGGTGGGATTGGCCAACAAGGCCAAAAGATCCTACTCAAGTCCCCTCTGACAGTCAATACATTGAAGCCCACAATGCTACAGGAGTCTTAATCCCTGCTGGCCAACCTGATATTGTCCGAGCGCTTCGCATCTTAGCTGATGGAAATGAGATTCAAGAACTTAAGACAACCACCTTTTACACAGATATCACACCCTTCCGTTATCTCAGTGGTGGCGCTGATCGCCGCCTCCCCGTCTACAGCTTTGAACTTCAGTCTCCTTCTGGCCAACCAACTGGTTCTCTGAATTCAAGTCGTATTCGCAAGTTTCAACTTGATCTACAAGTTTGGCCCCTTCCCCCGAATTCTTCTTACATTTACAGTTTCAATATCTATGTTGAAAATATTAACTTCTTCTTGGTGGAGTCTGGTATGGGAGATAACAAGTATGCCCTGTAAACAGACGGCACAGCCGACATGGACCAGGTTTCATCCTTGTTCCAAAAGCTGACAGTGGAAGAGATTCAACAAGCAACACCCATGAGGAAGAGAGTTCGAGGCAAAGTGTTAGAGGAGTATGAAGGGTCAAAAGCCCTCATACCTTACGTGTCCAAGTATAAAACCCCAGCCACATTTAGTACCTCTTTAACACAATACACAAGTTTCCTTGATGCCGAGTTGGCCTGGTGGAATGCGAATATTGAAGTGAGCCCCACTCAAGTCCTTACTCGTGAAACAAAATACGATGAACAACTCCCAACTCTGAAGACAAATCTGTATACCGCCATAAAAGAGTTCTTTAGTGACAAACCAGCCTCAGAAATCAAGGACTTTATTGACAAGTATCCAGTGGCCAAAGACAAACCAAAAATCAAGAGCCTCCTTGAACCCTCTGTTACACAAAACATGACAGCAGAAGAAAAAGCACAGAAAGACCTTGAAAATCGTGGATGGATGGAAGATATAGGAGATGCTTCCAAGAGTGCTGCCGCATATATTTCAATATTAGTTGTACTTCTCCTCGCCTTGCGCTGGGGATCCTTTGCTGCCAATGAAGCACTGTGGAAAGATATCCCCTTCAGAGTTCTTGATTTTATCTATGTTACCTTAATTTCTATGTTGTATTTCCCTATAGCATTGATCTATCAGATTTACAGGGAAGTGAAGTCAACTCCCTACTTTGTATCTCTATTCCCTGTTACACCGATGCCAGAGGAAACAGTGGATGTTGGATTCTTTGGGTACAGATTATCAAGGGCCTTTAACGAATGGAAGACTGGTAAACAACATGATTTTAAGGAGAAATTAGAAGAGCTTTTGTCTAAGACATCAGAGATCATCGAGCAGACTATACAAGCTAAAGAAGAAGAGATGAGTTAAGGATAATGAATCAGAAGCCTTTTGTGTCTGTCCTTACACCAACCTACAATCGCCGCCGGTTTTTACCTGCGCTGATTGAATGTTACAAGGCACAGACATACCCCAAGGATCGCATGGAGTGGGTTATTTTCGATGATGGCGAGGACTGTGTAAAAGATGTGTTTGAGGAGGCTGCGAAGACAATTCCCAACATTCGCTATATTCGCCATGATGGTCCCAAACTCCTCATTGGGGCCAAACGGAATCGCTTGAACAGGGAGGGGAAGGGCGATATCTTTGTTGCCATGGACGACGACGACTACTACAGCCCTGAGAGAGTGGCCTACGCAGTGGCACAGTTCATTAAGAACCCTAAGATTGAACTCGCTGGATCTTCAGAAATTTACATGTACTATACCGATAACAAAACAATCTATAAGCTCGGTCCCTATAACAGGAATCACGCTACAAATGGAACGATGGCCTGGAGGCGGACGTATGCCTTGACGCATACCTATGATGAGACTGTCACACATGCCGAAGAGAAATCTTTCTTGGATAATTATGTGAATCCCATGATTCAGCTTGACCCTTTCAAGGTGATGCTCGTTGTTAGCCACAGCGAGAACACATTTGACAAGAAAAAACTGCGAGATGATCCGAACCCGAATCCGCTGATGAAGAAGACGAATATGGATATCAAGGCCTTTATTCGGCCGGCGGCGCTCAGAACCTTTTTTGCAAATGCCTGAGGGAGGACCCTAAGCACCTAAACTAGAGAACATAAGAGAGCCTTAGTAAGAATCTTAATCTTAACATGCTACAAACAATACGATCCTTAGGACAACATTTGGATATGTTTCAACAAACCTATCAAAATGCTCTCACTAGCAATTCCCCTCTAACACAACAACCTACACACCTTCAGACTACACTCAAAGTACATCAACTAGCTCTGTTACACGAGATGAAGCAGCGTGAAACGCTATTCAGACAGGGTATGCCCATTTACAAGAATCAAGTCCTTGTCCAGACACTCTTCACTGATTTTGGTATTCTTGGTGATTCAGGGGGCACAGGTAAGACGTTGACCACCCTTGGCCACATTAGCCAAATGGCACTCCAGCCACTTCGTGAACATGATGGCCAAGGCAACAAACAACACAATCAACTCAGCAATTTGCATCCAGAGAGTAGTGCATCTTGTTTTTCCATTTTGCCCCAGGCAAACACTCAATCTCTCTTTGACTCCCTCATCGTAGTCCCTCACACAATTTTCAGACAATGGCAAGAAGTAATCGAAAATGAGACAACGTTGAAAGCATGCTTTATTAAAAGTCAAAGAGATCTTGATAAGGATTCCCTTGTAACACATTTGCAGGAGTCCCATGTCGCTTTGATCGGTAATACCCTGCTTTCAGGTTTTCTCAATAATCTGAAAGCAAGAAATGTCGGCGAGATTCAATGGCGGCGGGTATTTTATGATGAGGCAGATTCCATTAAGTTGGCTGGGAATTGTCCTAGACCCCAGGCCAATATGAGTTGGCTGATTACTTCAAACTTTCAGAATTTATTACTGGCAAATGAATGTTATCATTCGTACATTCTTCGACAATTAGCAGAAGACTATCTTCTAACACTGCCAGAAGAACTTCAAACATTCCTTCGAAATAAAATTTCAGCTCATCCAAATGTGACTTTCTTCAAGACACAATCCTACCCTTTTTTCCAGTATTTTTTAAAGACTCAGCATCCCCTCAGATTTCTTCTTGTGCTTTTGTGTAAAAGGGAATTTCTGGATCAATCCACGCAGAGAATGCCGATTGAGCATGAGATTGTGCGCTGCCAAGCCCCTCCTTCTCATAATATGATCGAATCAGTAATACCTACAGAAGTACAAGCAATGTTGAATGCAGGAGATATTCAAGGGGCACTTCAGAGCCTTGGTGTACCCTCACATACACCTCTTACACTTGTCCAGGCGGCCACGGAATTTCACAGAAGAAGAATTCAAGAACTCGAAAAAAACCCTGGAAACGAGAAAAAAATAGAAGATCTCCAGGAAAAAATCAAGGCCGTTCAGTGCCGCATACAGGAATTATCAAAAGATAATTGTTCTATATGCTATGATACTCCAGGGATTGAAGAAGATTCAAATTGCCTTGTTACGCCCTGTTGTTCAAGACTTTTCTGCGCTCCTTGTATTTTATCCTGGATGACTCGAACAGCAGTCTGTCCCTTGTGTCGTGCTGAACTTACCCCCACAGCTCTCTGTTCACTTGGCCGAACCCTTGACAAATCAGGAGAAGAACAATCAAGGCCTCCAAGGCTACCAAAGAAACACGAAGCCCTTGTAAAACTCATTAAGGAAAATCCAAATGGAAAATACTTAGTTTTCAGCCGCTACGATAATTCTTTCTTTTTACTCAGAAAATACCTGATTGATCATGAAATTGTCTGGGGTATGATTGAAGGAAATAAAGATAGTATTGGAAATACCCTCGAGCGTTTCCAGGCCGGCAGTATCCAAGTCTTATTCTTAAATAATAAACAGGCAGTAGCGGGTCTCAATATTCCCTCGGCCACCCACATCATCCTCTTACACAAAATGCAACAGGATGAGGAAACAATTATAGTAAATAGAGCCTATCGCCTGGGAAGAAAAGAACCCCTAAAACTCATAAAACTCCTACACGAGAGAGAATGACATGCTATCCATTTTTTTCTTTTTATCCTGTTTTTTTCCGCCACCTCCTTCTGCTAATTCAATATTTGTCGCCATTGCCAAAGCAAATGGTGTGAGTCGAATAGGAATACGCTTTGTGTCTGCTATGTCACACAGCATTTTCCAGGCGTTGAAAAGCGCCGACTGTTTGGTTAAGACTGGCGTATACCGAATGGATGTTAGAGGGGGTTCTTCTTTTGTCCAGGGGGCGTGTTTACTCAAGTAGAGATTTATGGTATTCAGTTTGACATCTTGGCTGAGGCCGAGAAGTCTCCAGGTCTGATAAAAGAATGCCCAGTAATCGGCATAATCAGATTCCTGGATACAGCGGAAGAGTTTCATATAAATATCCCAGGCCTCACGAGTATCCCCTTTTACACCTTCCAAGCGATCTGTGAGATTCTCTGCTATGACTAGCCCAGCCAGATTACTATCATTGTTCTCCATCTCAAGTGTTAAATAAGGGTCCATCTCAGAATAGAGACACCATTTTGCAAGGGGGACGACACCTTCAGGGATGGGTACCTGCTCGTCCATAGAAGGATCTTCTATGCTTGCCTTATACTCTCCTCGTAAGAGTGGTCTGAGATCTCCTGTACCAATTTTCTTCCACATAGGCGGTACATCCGTTCCCAGGAGTTCCATGATTTGCTCATCGCCTGCTGTGCCTACTTTGAACGTAAGACAGTACCTGGCGATCATGGAAAGAATACGCTGTTGAATTGTATTGCTGATAAAAATTACGGGTACACCAGGATTTGCCGGCTTCCACTCACGAAGATAAGTTAAGAGACTCTGAAGTCCCCCTTTTTCACCACTACTGAGGCCATCGATCTCATCTAAGATAACACCCAGGCCTCCCTGCTTTCCTGTCTCCATCATATGAATTACACCTCCCCGCTCAAGTAAAGGGAGAATGATCTTTCGAAAACACGCTCCACTGCGAGTGTGAGAGGCATTAAATTCACTCACACGCAGATTATGTGCCTTCATTACACGATACGCAAGGGTAGTCTTTCCAACACCAGGAGGACCAACTAAGAAGACAGCTGGTGTTGTGCGATTAGCAAACCATTCATGAATGCTTTGTTCAATTGCTGGGTGAAGACAAATTGTATCATTGCTCATTTGAAGTATCTCCTGAGTGGATTGTTTAGGGCAGAGGAGCTTTCTCAGGGCTCGCCTGGCGGCCGTCCCAGACTCCCTCCCAGCGAATAAATGCACCATTTGGATCGCCTGTGATCACCTGGGGACTTGTGCGGAAGGTGTTCAGGAGTGGCCAACGAGCACCGTTAGGGTCTGAACGAATGTCTGTTGCACTTGGATTCTGCGAAGCATTCTTGATCAAGTAGGCAGACTGATTAGGAATATTGTTGATTGTTAGGTTTCCTACAGTACCAGCAGCAGCTCCTGACTTTAATTTGTAGATATTGTTAGCATCATAGCAATACACATTTTGGGTAGCAGGATCCGTCCATGTCATCATGAAATCCGGGCACATATTGACTATCGGAGGCCAGCCCTTTGGTGTAACGAAGCCGAAGCTTTGGAGTAAACCAGCTATAAACCAACGGAGACCATAGAAGACAAAGACGAGGATCAAGAGAATAAGGAGCAGTGTAGCAGTAATGTACTGGCCTCGCTGGAAGAAAAACGAGATAGTGCTTGATCCTAGTACAATACAAATGAGTACATATGCTATGAGCCAGTAGTCCATTTCTAACTTGTGTTAGAGGAGATTTGCTGGATTCATTGTGAATTGTTGATAACACATCACAATGAAATGTAATGAAAACTGTATGAGTTGAGCCACTAAGGAACCCAATATGCTGTTTACGCATAGCGGGCGATGAGGGCAGTGCCAGGGGCAACAGAGGCATCGCCATCCTTGGCGATCTCCAGGTAGCCAGTGGCGTAGACAGGCATGTTGGTGCCGGCCGTGCCAACACCCGTCACGCCACCGCTGCTCTGGAGCTGCGGCACCACCGCCTGGAACTTGCGGAACGTGCGGCCAGCAGACACAACCGTCTTGCCCATATCCTTGATGATCTTATTGGCAGCGAACAGCGTAGAAGTGGCTCCCGCTCTGGCACCCAGGCCATCGTTGGACCACGTCACGCCAGCAAAGCTGCCAGAGCCCGTAGCACCGCCAGAGCCAGAGCCAGGCGTGTAAGACTGCAGCTGACCCACAACGGAAGACAGCGTCACGTAATAACCACCACCACTCTGATTGAAGCCAGCCTTCGCACTAAACGCACCAGATCCAGTCGCCATTTTATATCTGATCCTTAGAAAATAATCCAGTGGGGATCCAGATGAACGGTGCCGGTATCTCTGAGTTGTCCAGTGGAGGCCCTTCCCCTGGCCGAGTGAACCTCACAGCACCTATACAATCTGCCGGTGGTGGACCTAAGCCTTCTGCGCCATTTCCCGGGTTTGAGCACCTGAAATCCGCAGAACAGAACTTTCAGGCCGATATGCTTCGGGGCAACTGGGAACGCACGCCCCTTACAGATGCCTTCTTCTCACCCAAGAATGTTGAGATCATCCAGTCAAGTATACGCCGGTCTGTGTATGAAAAGAGTCAGCCCAAGGGATATATCATCGATAAACAGTCGATTGATGAACTAAAAATTATAATGCGGGCAATCTTCTACCAATACGCCCGCAATCAACCCTTTAACATTGCCGGTCAGGTGGAGGAGTTGAACGATCGTGTGATCCAGTGGTCCGTCCCGCACATCCTATCCGCCGTTGATCATTACATGTACTACCTGAAGGACATCGACACTCTGCCGGTACCCATGGCCCACCCCACCAATCTGAGCCGTGCTGGATCTCGCAGCAAGCCCCTCAATCCGTTCATGTAGAACTAGCAGTCTTCTTGGGCTTCGCCCGAGCCGGTAGCGGCTTGGCCGCCGCAGCACGAGTTGCCAGCATCTTCTCCCACGCTGACTCAAAGTCCGCCAGGTCCTTGAGCCAGAGTTGTCCTGCCGTAGTGGCGGCGAGTTCAGCCACCGCCGCCCGAGCCCGCTCGAGGGCCGCCTCTGCCTCCGCAATTGCCGTAGCCTTCACTCGGTCCATACGGAGTCGCAGGAGATAGTCCCATCCATCCACAGACTCACCGCCAGACAGTGCCGGTAGCTCAAGGCCTCGAAGAGAAGCGACAATCTCCTCATCAGACTTCCGCCGTAGATCAAGCACACCCTCTAACACAGCCCGAATGAACCTCGCAGTGGCATCCGCCACCTTTGCCTCATGCTCCAGACGCTCCATCTCCCGCTTTCGCCGGACCTCATACGCCTCCAGGCGAGGACCATAGTAGGCCTCCATGATCTGGCCAACCGTATTGTACTTCTGAATTTTCATTTCATCATCGAATGCCGTCATGTTCGTAGTACGCCAGACTGAGGTGAGACGGAAGCGCTTCTCAATTTCACTCGGGTGAGCCTTCAGGTCCTCGTAGGTGTCCTCATCAAAGTAAAGGATGAACTTCACCTCATCGTCAGTATACAGGTCATCAAAGGACTTCAGCAGTGGCTTCCCGTCATCCGTATAGGCATGCTCCATCGCCTTCGGCACCTTCTCGCCGTCCTTTAGCTTCTCCGCTGAGCTGATCTCATCAAGATAGGCCTTGTAGTCCTTCGTCCATACACCAACAGGCAGTTCGCTGATGGTAATCGTCTTCTTCTCATTGTCGAGCGTGTAGATACCCCGAGTAGTCCAGGCACCCGATCCCTCCCCGTTACTTACAATCTCACCCTTGAATCCATGCCACCAAGGCTTCAGATTCACTGGCTTGAGGCTGCTAAGGCGACCAAGGATTCGATCCTTTAACATACGAACCACGTCAGCAGGGTTATACGGCGGAATATCCGTACTGAATCCAGTGCCAATACCGACACAACCGTTCAGGAGTAAGAGGGGAACTGTGGGGAAATAGTTCTCAGGCTCAACCTGAAGACCATCATCCTCCAGGTACTTCAGGATTCCCATGTCCTCCTTGCGAAAGATCTTGTCTGCGATCGGCTCCAGATATGTGAAGATGTATCGGGCAGATGCTGCGTCCTTGCCACCCATGAGTCGAGAACCAAACTGCCCATTCGGCACCAGCAGATTCACATTGTTCGACCCCACGAAGTTCTGGGCCATACCCACAATCGTGCCGCAGAGACTGGCCTCGCCGTGGTGGTAGGCAGCATGCTCTGACACATACCCTGCGAGCTGTGCGACTTTGATCTCTGAGCGCAGACCACGCTTGAAGGCGGCAAAGATCACCTTGCGCTGACTGGGCTTCAGGCCATCAATCACACTCGGCAGAGATCGCAGATTGTCGGCGTTGCTAAAGTGAGTGAGTTCATCATCAACGAATCGACTGTAAGGAATGTGACCACCGGCACCAATGTCCAGAATGCGCCGAGGATCATACTCCGCCAGCCAGGCCTTGCGATCATCGGCACGCTTCTTATGAAAGGCCAGCGACAATGACTCATCAGTTTTCTCATCCCAGTCATAATGGATCTCCGTAAGACGCTCAAACCACTCCCGAGCCTCCTGCTTGGTACTCGTACCTAGACCCTTGTAATACTTGATCGTCCAGCCGCTGGCACGGCCGTCTCCCGTCTCCTTCCAGCGGTCAAACTCGGCTGAGCTGTAGAAGCTGATCACCTCGCCACGACGACTCGCCTTCAGCAGCGGAGTGGCAAGGGAACACAGGAATCCCATCTGCATCAGCTCAGGCCACTCAGTGTGGAAGAGATTCATGAGCAAGCCCTTGATGTGGGATCCATCGTGATCCTGATCGGCCATCACCATCACACGGCCATACCGTAGATCCTTCTTGTCCTTGTAGCGAGTTCCCTGGCGAAGACCCACAATTGCCTTGATTGCCGTCAGCTCCTCATTCTTGTTGAATTTCTCCTGGGAGATGTCCTTCACATTGAGAAGCTTGCCTCGCAGGGGAAAGACACCAAAGCGCTCACGGCCCACGACATTCAGACCACTGATCGCAGACGTGGCGGCTGAATCTCCCTCGGTGAGAATGAGCGTACACTCTGCCGAGCGCCCCGTGCCTGCCCAGAGCGCATCCTCCAGCTTAGGAAATCCACGCAGGGTCTTGCGCTTCGTGCCGTCCGTCTTCTTCGCATCCTTGGCGGCCTTGGCCTCCAGGGCCGCCTGCGCCTCCTCCAGAAGACCCAGCTTCATGAGGCCATCCACGAGCTTGCCCTCTGTCTTGAAGTGACTGCCGAACTTGTTGGCGGGAGTGGTGAGTGTCTCCTTGGTCTGACTGTCAAAGGAAGGATTGACGATGGTAGCTGCCACGAAGAAGACCACAGAATCACGGATCTGCCCAGGCTTCACAGGAACCTTCTTCTTTGCCGCCGCCTCGCAGAAGTCGCCCAGGACACTACGGACCACAGTATCCACGTGCTTGCCTCCCTTGCGAGTGTTGATGCCGTTGACGAAGGAGATTGCACGGGCACCCTCTTCACCGGCACCAACTCCGACATCCTCCGCATACAGGGACCGGCTGAGGACCGCCGCAACCTCCCAGCGAGGACCGCAGACCTCATGGACAATGCCGCCAGTCTCGGCCCGTACAAAGAGACGCACAAACTTCTCAAAGGTATTGGCCGGTACAACCGATCCATTCCAGCTCACCTTCACATCCTTACCACAGAGAGCTGCGAGTTCCCAAGTACGAGTCCGAAGAACATCCAGCATCTCCTCTTTCACAAGTCCAGTGAAACGCCCGAGATCAGGCTGATAAGTGATGCGAACAAAGCCCTTGCCAGTACCGGCAGTTACCTTAGCCTTTCCACATACTGACATGTGATCAGTCCAAGTCTGGCTGTACTTCTTACCGCCCGAGCGAACATCGACCTGGAACTGGTGAGAGAAGACATTGACGAGCTTGGCACCATAGCCATTCTTACCACCGACAATCTTCTCCTCCTCCTTGTTATAATTGCCGCTGGTGAGAAGATGACCGAAGATCAGCTCAGGAACCCACACCTTGTGCTCGGCGTGCTGCTCAATGGGAATGCCGTCGCCGTCGTTCTCCACGCTGATCTCAAGGCTACCAGAACCATCTTTCTGACCTAGCACATGAGAATCCCCACTCCGCTCGCCCCCGCTAACCTCTTTTACACAGATGTCAATGGACTTTACTGGCGTGGCGGAACCACTGAGGCTGCGGATGCGAGCATCACGGGCATTCACCACCAGCTCATCAAAGAGCTTGTAGAAGCCAGGGTTGAAGTTGACTTTGCGGTAGACCATCTTGCCACTCTCGACATCCAGAACCCACCTCCATTCCTCATGGGTCTCAATGCTGCCAATGTAAGTGTCAGGCAGCTCCAGGATGTGCTCACGGTGAGATAGCTTCTTGTACTGATCAGCCATTTTGTATCGAAGGGACCTTCCTAAGGGTGGACCCTTCGAATCAACTTTAGGCATGCTGGTAGGCGGGCGAGGCAAGTGGGTTGCGACTTCCGCAGCATCACGGATCGTCGAATATAAACCACTCGGGCTGGATGGCATCAAATCCCTCTGCGTCCAGGAGATTTGACCAGAGTTCGTGATATGTGTAAAAGGAACTATTGAGGGAACTGATGCCAATCGGATGCGGAAATGCCCCAATATCCCTCACACTTTCCTTTAACACTAAGACCCAGGATTCAGAATTGGGTACTCGAACAGCGGCGAGTTGTTTAGACTTGGGTTGTGTAAAAGGGGTTGTCATGGTCTTGCCGAAGGCAAGGCGAATAGGCATTCTCTTTTGATGGAAAGGATACGGTAAAGGTAGATGGCAACGCAAGTTGACAGGATCAAGGGTTCTGTGAAAAAGGGTGGGTTCTTGCCATCGGTGGCCGGTGGACTTAGTGCAGCTGGATATTTGACCCCCATGGCCGTGCGTCAGGCCTATCGCCTCTGGAATGATAAGAGCCTGGGGAAGGTCAGGAAAACACGGAGACAGCGCCGAGGGACAAAGAAGGCAATGGCCCAGCGGAGAAAGACCCATCGGCAGAGCCGATAAAGATCGGCAGAGCCGATAAAGATCGCCAGAGCCGATAAAGATCGTCAGAGCCGGTGACCAACCCTTTAACACCTAACCGCATATGTACTTGCGGCCATTTGCTTAAAGATGGAGTCACTCCGGGCAATAGATGAACGCACTAAGCTCAGCTGGAAAGGCAAACGCAAATGGCAACCTCTTTGAGATTCGCACAGTCCAGGCCGGTGCCTTTCGTACACTCATAGAAGCTCTGAAGGAGATCTTAACAGAGGCCAATCTGGAGTTTGATCCCACGGGTATCAAGGTCATCTCTGTGGATGAGACTCACACTGTCCTGGTTCACCTGCGTCTGTATCACGATCGCTTCGAGAACTTTTATTGCCCTGCCAAGCACATCCTCGGTGTGAACATGATCTACCTGTTCAAGCTCATCAAGACGATGGCCAACAACGACAGTCTAACCCTGTACCTGCCTGCGTCCAACCCTAATAAGCTGGGCATTCGCATGGAGAACAGTGAGAAGTCCACTGTGACGAACTATCTGCTGAAGCTGTTCGATACCAATGTGGATGAGATCAAGATCCCCAACCTCAACTTCTCTAACATCATTCACATGCCGTCCGCTGATCTCCAGAAGATCTGTCGTGACATGAATGCCCTGGGTGAGAAGCTGGATGTGGAGATCACCAGCAGTGGCAGCGACCTGGTGTTCCGCTGCGAGGGCGACTTTGCCGACCAGGAGACTGTCATGAGCGAGAGCAGCACGAACATGAAGGTCCAGAAGTCTGGAAGTACCTCAGAGGTTGTACAGGGTCTGTTCCAGCTGAAGCACCTGGTTCTTTTTACCAAGTGCACGAGCCTGTGCCCGTCTATTGAGATGTACCTGAAGAATGACTACCCCCTAATCCTCAAGTATACTGTGGCCAATCTGGGCGATGTGAAGTTACTGCTCGCCCCCATTAAAAATAAGGAGGAGCGGTAATTAACTTTATATGAAATATATTTTCTCTAAATCTTCTTCTCATGATGCGGTGCGTATTTCACCTCATCCTGAGGAATACGTGAATCTAAGAGTACAAGTCCAGCAGGGTCCGAGTATTTCTGACAATCTCGATTCCACACCTGGAGAATATTGAAATCACGGCGAGGAGTAATGCGCACACAACTGATCATATTTGCCGGATCAGTCGTTGACTTTCCCAGTACAGCAGCCACTACATAGGCCATCATGTACTCCCCCACATGCTGTCGATCAACCCGCAGACTGTAACTCCCCCCACGAATGTTCTTGGCATTCTCCATCAGCGGAGGAATCCCCTCAGGGGTGAAGAAGAACTTTCCTCGTGCCCAGTCCGTCGGAGTAATTGCTGTAAACACATTTGCCACATCTCGAAATGTCGTGAGCTTCGTCACGAATTTGAAGGTGTCCATGTGCCAGCGGGTCTCCTTTGCTGGATGGAAATACAATGTCCATCCACCAGAGGGTAAAGAGTCATCAAGGTTCAGGGTCTTAGGAGTAGCCATTTCGGGACCCTTCAATACTCCTTTAACACAAATCAATTTTAGGTTCCTACCTCAGGGCTCTCGGCGCTGTCTTCGCTCCCAGGAGGCCACCCTTCAAATGGCCGAAGGGCCCAGGAACTAGACAGGCGAATCCGCTTCTCTTCTCCATCGGCTGTGAAGACATCAAGTGTATATCCCTTGATCGATTCAACAGAATGGAGCTCATGCCGCATAAGAAGAGCACATGCAATGAGTTCCAAGGGACTCGGGGCACTGTCAGAGGGAACCCATCGAACTTCATGGAAGAATTCACTAAGATCTAGCATTCCATCACGATACAGCAACGTGGCAAGGACAATATCATCAATCTTACTTTTTCTCTCGTTCTTGCTTTCCTCTGCTGTGGCATGATCCTGTGTCATAAATGTCATGCGGTCGGGATAAAAAGCGAGTTCTTTTTTATTCTTACTAGCCTGTTTGGTTGGCCACGGGATTGCGTTTCTCTCCACAAAGACCCACATGTCCTCCATATGCGCATGAATCACCCCTTTTACACTTTTACGCAGGAATCCAACGGCTCCCTCGGCTGCCCAGCTTGCCCAGTAGAATCCAACCAGCCCATACTTAAGAAGTGTAGAATAGACCCATGTTACCATCTGATCTACAAAGAGATCAGCACTTGTCATCGTCGCTGATTACAGGTACGGGAGTCGCTTTTAAAGGGGGCACAGGACATTCAGGTTTTGGCTCAGGGGGCGGGGGCTTCTTCTCAAGTGTGATTGTTGTACATCCATGGCTAGCACAATATCCTCGATTCGTTAGACTTTTACCTGTTACATAGACACTCAGCATAAAAACAAGAATTACAATCGCAGGGACTACAAGAATACCTCCACTTACCGCAGGACCTACAAAACTACAAAGGGCCCAAAATAGTAGGGTGAAGATAATTGCTAATAAGGAGTGCATCGGAAGATTTGACCACTGTGATGTTCCCATATCAAAAAGAAGGAGTGCTAAAAAGAATGCGCCAACGGCATATGCGGGCCAACACGCCATTTCTGTTCAATACTTAGATCTTACTCAGGGAACAGTTGTATTTTAGTTAAGCTGCCTTGGCGTATTTGAGTACCTTCTGCTTCTCCTCATTCCATACGCCAATTGCCTCATCTACTAGATCGCCATCCTCGTCCTTCTGGTAGACAAGGTTCTCCTCGTCACGATAGTACGTGTTACCCTTGTACGTAAACTCAGTGTAGCCGAGTTTTGAGTAATCTACAACGATGCGCTCATTTTCCTCGTCCCAGGTACCAATAGGAGTATCATCTAGATCACCGTCATGGTCCTTCTGATACACATTGCCCTCGGCATCACGGTAATAGGTCTCGTCATTGTAGGTAAACTCCTCTAGCTCCATGGCCTCATCGTCCTCTTCGTCTCCCTCGGTCTCAGACTCTTCCCCTTCGGCTTCTGACTCGGCCCCTGACTCCTCAGCTTCCTCCTGTGCCTCCTCTGACTCCTCGACCTTCTTCTCCGTGGAATGTTGATCAATTAAACTACTCAGAACAGTCTTTACCTCCCCTGCGTGGGTAGGAGTTACAAACTCAGAATTCAGGTTGCGAATCACAGAGAGTCCAACAGGCTCAGGGGCTAGACTGGAACTCAGAAACGGAGTTGAACGACGAGGAGTGTCCTCCAGTACCTTCTCCACACGTGCCACAAGTCGCATGGCCTCCATCTCAACCCGCATCTTATCAAGTGACTCCTGAACACGCCGACAATCCGCACGAACCTCCTCTAACACCTTCAGAATGGCATCACTCGAGTATGTGTTCTCACCACGGTAAATGACAATGTGAGTCGGCTTCTCCGTCACATCCTTGATATCGGCAAGGCCAAGGGCAACAGACATTTTCACAGGGTTTGGACTGTTGAACGATCCAAACCCCAGGAAATCAACTTTTTGAGTGCAAACTCCTTACGCAACTCCAGGAACATGCCGCTTTACACTAATCTGAATACAGGCATCCAAAGTACTTTCCTTATCCTTCAAAGGCTTACTTCTCTTCAGACGTAAAGCACCACCCTGCTCACTCCATGACTTGAACCGATCCAGGGAAAACCCGCCAGCAAGTGTGTTCTGTAGACTGCTGTCGTAAAAATCAATAGGCTTGGTGTCAAGTGTTCCAAGGATACTGATCATAGGGGGCACCTGAATGTCAATACGCACCTTTCCATCAGAAATAATCTTGCGATACTCCTCATACGTATAGGTGCCTCCAAAGTCAACCAGGCACTCACGAGGAGGAGCAGGATACAGTCGACCACCAATCTTTCCTGTAGGGTGATACATACGATGAAGGAGAGCCATACGCTCCCAACGAACATGGGAATCCAAGTGCTCATTCAGGAGATAGGCGAGACCACACTGAGGAGTACAGAAGTTTCCATAGATATGATACACACCTGACTCCTCTTTTACAGGCAAGAAACAGGGCATGTTCTCAAACGCCTGGGAACACCAGAAGCATTTCACATCAGTCTTGGCAGGAGGTGTAAAAGGGGAACCAGGTTGAGCAGAGGCATAGCAAGCTAGCAGCTGGATCCGCTTGAAGTTTTCTTCTTTCATGTAATTTGAAGAAGAGGCCTCCTTTGTTTTTTGTTCTGCTGTAGTCTTGTTGTTGCTTACACTTGTTGAAGATCCTGCTAGAGTCCACCCCTCTTGCTCAACTCCAATCTGATTGTCACTTGAACTACCATTTGAATTGACTTGAAAGTACTTCTCCTGCTCATTATCATAGGGCAAGATAGCGGCAGGTTGAGCAGAAATACCCTCTCCTGTGTTAGAGGGTTGCTTCTTTCCACCTGGCATTGTCCAACCCTCCTGCTCAACACCTACCTGAACTTCACTTGAACTGCCGTCTGAATTTACCTGGAAGTACTTTGCCTGCTCATTATCATAAGGGACAATATTGGGCGGCGGGCGAGGATCATATCCTGTACCTACAAAACTTGTAGCATTAAACTGTACCTCAGAACTCTTGAATGGAAGATGAACGATGAGTGGTCTGCGAGGTTCAGGGGTAAAGGTCCCTTCGATACCGTCTGGTGTTACAATAGCAACAACTTGGATAGGCTTCTTTTCCTTCTTCCCCTTCTTTTTCTCGGCTGCTGCTGTTGATTGTATGGCGGCAGTTGGTGCCGGTGCCGAAGGTAAAGGGACAGCAGGGGCTTCGGCTACAGGCGCTATTGTCTTCTTTGTACGTGTACGTTTCGGCTTATCAGCCATCCTCTAGGCAAGTCTGACCTCTCACCTTTAGACTGTTTGGCTTATTCCAAGATGCTTATGTACCGCTAAGTGCCGAAGTTAAGCACTCCACAGGAGTACAATCTAAGGCACTTAGACAGTCGTGCCGCCGAAGTGCCCATAAATGAAAACGCCCCTTTAGGGGCGTTCTTAACTTTGGCACCTGGCGGTATTTATTTCTTACAGAAAATTCTCTAGCTTTAAAGCAAGCCCACCGTTTACAGTGTAAAAGGGAATGTCTATCGTTCTCAAGCCTGAAGGGCTGCCACCACTTTTCCAGATGATGTTGAAAAATCCAGAGAGTCGATCCCATATGCTCTTCCTTGGCCCTCCTGGCTCAGGGAAAACCACAACCGCACAGAGTTTTGCCACAGCACTTCATGGTGCCACCACCAACAAGTTTGCAAGTCTTCTTTTCCTGAATAGCAGTGATGAGAGAAGCCTCGAGACAATGCGGCAGAAGATCTATCCTTTCATTGAAAGTCGCATGCAGAGTCTCTTCTTTTCAACTGGAACTGCGCCACCGAAAGTCATTATCTTTGATGAGGCTGAGACGCTCACAGACCAAGCCCAATGTGCCTTGCGTCCACTTTTACACAGAAGCACAAAAGATGTTATCTTAATCTTTATCTGTAACAGTCTATCCCATATTCACCCGCAGATCCTGAACAAGTTCTTGATTGTTCCTTTTACACCCACTACTTCAGACCGCCTACAAGTCATTACATCTCTTTCGATCCCTAAACTTGACAGTATGTATCGCCGAGGAGATATCAGATTCTTCAAGCAGTGTCCTCAACAATCTGATCAGATTACCAACTTCTTGGCAGCAATTCTTCACTGTACTTCGAAAGAAGGTCTGTATTCCCTGACAAATCAGGCAGGTACTCCGTTTCGAGAGAGAATTACCTGGTTTCTTCTCTTTCATCAGTCTCTTCAACTTCTGTCTCCTGATGAAATCCCCCTTTGGTCTGCACTCACGGCTAGTGAAACACTCCCCTACCTGGAAGTTGAAGTTGTCATGGATCTTCTCAAACGACTCTGGAAGAGCAGAATGAATGCTCTCTGTAAGGCTGCCTTGGAGGTGGCCTAAAATTGATACATGCTTTAGCCCTGGTTGCCGAATGTCCCACACTCCAAAACCATGGACTCTACCAAGCTTCAAATTGGTCCTCTGAGGATTTCTACGATGGTTGTGACTGCGCATCTAGGTACTGGGATTCACCTGCACAAACTCCTAGAACTCTTTCATGAACGTGCCATTCCTCTTACATGGCCAGCAGAAGGATTCTTGAAAGTGGAGTACAAACCAATCTTCCTAACGAAAGCTGATGCGACCCCACAGGAGATTCAGAAGGCTAAGCAGAAGGCAAAGCTCCAGGAGAAGATTGTGGTTGGTACTTGCTCTCGTGATGAGTTGACCAAACGAAAGAAGTCAAAGAATATCTTCTTCAATCAGTCAACCCTCGTGGTGCGCCGGCAGTATGGGACTGCCGCAGATGGGCAGCCTATGTTCAAGGAAGTGAACATTAAGCTCTTCAAGAATGGAGGTGTTCAGATGACTGGAATCCCCTCTGACACCTTTGCCCAGGAAACCCTCACATGGCTGGCTGCTTCCCTTCAGAAGTTCTCGGAGTCTGTGTTAGAGGGAATTCCTAAGCCTTGTAAGTATAACATTCAGCTGATCAACAGTGATTATCAGGTGAATGGGAATATCAACAGAGAGAAGCTTCATGAGATCTTAATTACAGAGTACAATCTATTCAGTAGCTTCGAATCTACCATTTATCAGGGGTGTGATACGAAATACTTCTACAATGAAGCAGCACCGGCAGAGGCCATGGAAGGAATCTGCCCGTGTGGTGAGACACTGTGTATTGGAAATGGAGATGGGCGGAGCCTGGGTGCGTGTAAGGAGATTACAATCAGCCCCTTTCACACAGGTTCCATCATTATCACGGGGGCTCGTAGGTTTGAGCAGATTGAGAAGGCGTATATCTTCATGAACAAAGTCTTGGTCAAGCATTGTAGTGAGATCCTCAAGCCTTTCCCTGAGCCCATTGTAAGCAGCGGCAGTAGCGGCAAGGCTAGTGACAAGCCCAAGCCAAAGAAGTATGGAACAAGCACACGGCCAGGAAAGGCAGTTAAGTCCTCTTAGATCTACTGCCCTTACGAGTCCCCTTTCTACTCTTCTTGATCTTCCGCTGCTTCTTGGATCTCGCTCCGCCCTTGGAATTTTCTGGGCGAGCACGCTTATTTTCATTCGCCTCATTCCCTTCGGCTGGATTGATTGCCTTTCTTTTTTTACTGAGTCGATTGACAGCAGGAGGGAGAGGCAGGGCGATATTGGGCACTGCTACTGCGCCTGCTTCCTCACCTCCCCAGCCTTCTTCCCCCAATGCGTTGGCCACGCTGTCTTCCCCATTCTCCTCAGCTAAAGCCAGCAATGCCTCTCGAGCTTCTCCTTCATCTGCCGCATATTCTCCAAGGGGTGGGGGGATTATAAAAAATTCCCAAAGTACACCTTTGTCATCTGCATCAATCGCATAGGATTGTCCCATGCCGCCACCAAACTTAATTTGTAGTTTGTAGTCCATGTCATCTCTTCCAAGGTATGTCCCTTGAAATAGTTCACCAGGATTGTTTGTGGAAATAAATAATCCAACAGTACCAACAGGATCTCCCTTTAACACAGGTCTATATCCCTCAGGCGCAAACGTAGTAAACTTATTTTGAGTATAGAGTTTCCATGTAACGGATCGGTCTGCCAGATATAACGAGAAGGTTTTTCCTGGTTCTCCGTTTTTTTCAGGGGCTCTCTGAAAAATCCATGTAGGTTGGCCCTCATGAGTTCCTTTTCCGAGGTATTTTACAAGTTCTTTTGCTGCCCTTCTTGCTAAAAGAACTACATCTCCAGGCTTAGGACTTATATTTACAACTAAGGGAAAACGATATGTAAATCCTGCGTTTCCTGCTCTAAAATACGAGCCAGGATCCATAATTTTATTTCGGTTTGGTACTTTCTGTACCTTCAATGGCCTTTTATTGGCATTATTCTCGGCAAGAAGTAAAATTGGCTTTTCGGTTGGTGCCTCAGCCGCCATTCTAAGGTAGGCAGAGAACAAATGCGGGTTTTTTATCATCTCTCCCGCCTCTGCACCCGACAGAAATGTCAGCCCCTGCTCCCCAGACTCAGACTCAGGCTCAGGCTCCCCCCGCTGCTCAACCCACGCAGCAGCAGCCTCCTATGCCAAGCCCGGCTGTTCTGTTCCAGGCGGCCAAGCTCGCCATGGCCCAGGATAAGCCCATCATGCTCGATTATTACGCCGACACCGCTACCAAGAAGGCGTTCCTCGGCGAGGACAAGGATACACAGGAGAAGATGTTGGTTAAGTCAGCAGAGGAGTTCACCAGCCTGATCCAGAAGACCTACAAGGTCGCCGAGGACTATATTGTGCTTACGGAAAATTCCATCTACATTGTGAGTGGCAACCTCGAGCGGCGGAGAATCCAGGCCAACTCTCTTCGCAGCGAGTAATACTTATGGACCTTTCTGGACTTCAACTTGAATTAGACTCATATTCAGTGAATGATCTTCATCAACTGAAAATGGTTACTCTTCAAAGTATTGAACACTATAATAAGGTGAAAACTGAGTATGATTTTGAGAAGATGAAAGAGGGTGATCGTTTGGCATTTGAGATGTGTATGGCTCAGGCAAAGGCTGAGTTGGAGCTGATTGAAAAGGTAATTCAAGCAAGGGCTTCGGCTAAAAAATGAAGCCTGGGTTGCCTATGGAAATTCGGGTCCGCCAATGGACAAATACCTCATCCGACCTAGTGTTTCAACCCTTGAACTCCTCGAAGATACCCCTCTTACACATAGTGAAGTAAAGCCCATTCGTCTCGGCATACTTGGACAATCTTCTGATGGATTCTGGAATAAGGTGACAATTGGAGAGAAAGTCTTGAATCCACTTGTTCAAGAACTTGAGAGATTCCCTGATGAATTCTTGTTACCAGCTGATGGAAATACAAGTATCTATATTCAACATTGGGCATCGTCTCAGAAGATCACGGCAACTGTGTTAGAGGCAGATTGGGGGAAACTTGGAAAGAGGGCGGGGGCACTGCGAGACGCAAGGATTCTGAAGGAGTCGACCCATTTACTTGTCTTTCTGAGTACTCGCTCGGATAGGTATGAGAAGATAGCTATCCGAGAGGTGAAGAAAGGAAAACATGTGTTTACTATTGATCCTGAGTCAAAGGACTTAGTGGAGTGGATTGTTGATTAAGCCATGCTGGCAGAGGAGGCGGCAGCAGCCTGCTTGGTGGCCAGGAGAGCCCGGTCACAGATGAGGTAGTAGAAGAGCATCATTGTGCCACCGATGAGTGACATCAAGAGACCCTGGAAGCCGAGGGCGAATCCGGCAACACCCAGCTTTTTCATGTACCCGATCATGCCCAGCAGTCCGATCATAGAGAGGGCAAAGATAACTGCGTAAATTACGAAAAAGGCGTAGAAGAAGTTGCAGATAGTGCTGCTCGGGATTTGTTTCGTCCACTCGGGCTCCATTCTAACCTGGGGATGTATGTTTTTTACCGCAGGGAATGATAGAAGATGGCTGTTTCTAGAAAGAGCACTCGGAAGAATGGCAAGGACAGTCGCAAGGGCAGTCGCAAGGACCGTAAGAAGAGTCGTAAGGACACTCGTAAGGTAAGTAAGAAGAGCAGAAAGAGCACTAAGAACCGTAAGGGCGCAAAGGCTAGCAAGAACAGTCGCAAGGCTCAGCGTGGTGGCAACCCCATGGAACTCTCCCTGGCCCAGGGCCGTGAGTACAACGAGATCCACGCCAACCAGCGTGGCGGTGCTGTGCTGATGGGTGCTCCCGTCAGCCAGATCAGCGACAGCATGCTGCCCGGTGATCTGCGTGCTTCTGCGGGTGTAGCCAGACTCGACCAGAACCTGGCCGAGATACGGGGTATGCAGGATGCTGGTCCCGTGGCTGCGCCCCCTCACCAGGCTGGCGGCGGTCGCAAAGGTCGCAAGTCTAGCAAGAAGTCCAAGAAGCCTAGTAAGAAGAGCAAGAAGAGCTCGAAGAAGTCCAAGAAGAGTCGCAAGGGACGCAAGGCTAGCAAGAAGTCCAAGAAGGCCAGCCGCAAAGGCCGCAGCGCCGGCAAAGGTCAGCGTGGCGGTGCGCTTTCTTGGGCCGGCGCTCCCTACAATGGCCCCTCCATGCTCCTCACCCCCGCCCAGGCTGCGAAGGCCGGTACTGCCGACTTTAGCAATCCCCTACTCCGGGCCTAAATTCACTTAATTGACACATCACACAAAAATGCTTTGAAGGATCGCCTTGTGATTCTCCAACGCCTTTCTCTCGCTCTCCTCCACGGCCACCGTGACACGTACAAGTAAATCCCCGAAGGTTCCTGCCTGACCTTTAAAAGGCATACCCTTCCCTTTTACACACACCACCTCGCCGTTCTGAGTGCCTGCTGGGATATTTACAGTCAAGCCATTGGTGTGCGCAGGGTGATTCCGAATCTCCCTCTCACATCCTAACAAGGACTCCTTGAGCCCAATCGAACAGGCAAATTTCAAATACTGACCTTCACGAATGAGATCAATATCCTCATCTGCCGATATCAAACGAATCAACACATCTCCTGGCTTCTCAAACTCAGGATGATCACTACACATTTCTGAAAAGGTCAAGATATCGCCCACATTCGCTCCAGCAGCACTCTCAACATCAAGTGTCTTCTTCTGATTCACTAGCCCCTTACCGCCACAAGGCTCACAATCCCTCTCCCTCTTCTTTCCCTCGCCCTTACATGCTCCGCACGCCCCACGATTTACAGCCATCATACCAGGGCCAATTTGCATCATCATCTCTTTTACACCTGATCCACGGCACTCACTACAACTCTTGAAAATCAAGCAGCCTTTTCCACTACATTCCTTACAGAAGACCTGGCGCTCGAGATCAAACCGTAGCTTTCGCCCATAGTAAAAGTCATGTAAACTCAAGGCAATCTCGTGCATCTTGTTGGCACCCTTCGGCCGCTTCATCTGCTGCCGCCTCCCACCAGGCCCCCCAGGTCCACCACCGAACATATTTCCAAATAAATCGCCCATGTCAAAATGCATACCAGGCCCACCAAACGGAAACCCGCCTGGAAATCCAGGCGGCGGACCACCAGGAAAGCCAGGTGGTGGGCCGCCTCCAACATCATTCGGATTTCCACCCATATCATATATCTGCCGCTTCCCGTCGTCACTTAGAATATCGTATGCATGCTGAATACTCTTAAATTTCTCAGGATCCCCTCCCTTGTCAGGATGGTGCTCCTTTGCTAAGCCATAATATGCCTTCTTGATTTCTTTTTGATCAGCTGAACGACTAACTCCAAGAATCTCATATAAATCCCCTCCTGACATCTTTCAATTGAAGCTGCCAAGGCCTTAAGCACTTAGCGATACCTCACGCTAGAGATGAAGCCTTTTGAACCAAGGCTTTATGGACAGGGCCAAATATTTCACCAAATAAAAGAACTCTACTCGGATCTTCCCCACATTTTTGTCACAGGGCCGCCTGGATCAGGAAAGACTACATTTCTTGAAGATCTCATCCGCATGTTCCAGTCTGATGCTCCTTTCCATGTAGATTCTGTACTTTGGCTGAGTTCAGAAAAAGACAGGGGTATTCATACGATTCGAGACAAGGTGAATGAGTTTTGTAAGAGGGCACAGCTGCGGCCCAATTCTATTCGTTGGATCGTTGTTGACGATGCCGACACCTTACCCCTCATTAGCCAACAGGCACTCAGAAGGCCTATGGAAACATATTCCCATTTAACACGGTTCCTCTTTGCCAGCCGTCACGCTGGCCACTTGATCGAGCCATTGAGAAGCCGCTGCCTGGTTCTTGAACTCGAACCCTACAATCCATTCGATGCGTATCCGCTTTTCCTGAAGGAATATGAAGTCCCTGAATCGGCGCAAACACCTGAATTTTTCGATTTTTGTATACGAAACTTCATAACACTCCATGAAATGAAGTCTGTTATAAAAATTTATAAGGGTTACCTTAACAATGGAGATTCCCCAGCAGATGCCCTTTTACACATGACACCACTTATCTCATCCTCCTCCAAACATATTTCAAAGTTACTTACTGCTATTGGTACTAAAAATGCCCAGCAGATGATTGATATTATAACAAAACTCTATTTTGACGGATATTTACTTGATGATATTCTTCTTTTTATTGAGCGGCAAATTGCAATATTCCCAAGTATAGATCCTGACATTCGATTTAATATACTTCAATTTACAATGCTGGGCTGGATTAGTATTCAACAGGGCAAGGAGCATTGGCTCGATACGATGGATATTGTTGAGCAAGTGATGCGACATCAGCCTGAGAAAAAGGGGCAAGAGGTCTAAATGAAGGACCCTGCCTTAGAAGAAGGAGGTGATCATACAATGCCTCATACTATCTTTCGGCAATCCCCTCCAAAAGAACTTGTGAGTCAATTTCTTCAAACATGTGGATTACAGTCAATAGAAGACCTCAGCCCCTTCACAAAGTCACATATCCAAGTCAAAACAATGGAAACCTTACTACCTGAACTTGAACAGTACTATATTCCCTGTAAGGCGGAAGAATACCTACACAACCCTCTAACACAAATCAGGGCACTCACAATACTTCGTCAAATCTTGAAACCTCACGATATCACCCTACAAACTACGGAGAAATCGACAGGTGGAAAGAAAATTACTTGGTATTCCATTCAAAAGGTGTTAGAGGTGACGACTGGGGAAGTTGAGGTGAAGTTCGACTAGTTAGGAGCCGCTTACGCAAGCTCCAAGATATATCTCAAGGCCAAGTCCGAGCTCATGATTTGATCTTCACTTGACCGCAAAATCCAACCGAATTGTCTGCGATTCAGTAAATCCTCATACGGTACCACCAAGTACACGGCCTCACTTGGAATCTCAAAGGGCAGGCGACCCTGTGTGCCAGCCGCAAACAGATCCTCTAACTCCAACTTCTTGTTTGTCTTGGGATTCCGTCCTAGTTCGCAGAATGGGCGAACCTCGCACCCACCTCCATGACTTAGGCACAGTTCGACCCAATCCCCTTTGGCATCTCCACGGATTTGCCTGCCTCCCAGCTGAACCTCCAGGCGGTTGCGGCAGCGCTTCTCCCACTCGATAAACATCGGCAGGTTGGGCGAAGGAGCCCACAGTGCCCGAAACCCGGGAACAGCCGACCCATACATAGGAACATCATCTTGGCCAAATGCCACAACTTTGTCAGCAGGCAGCTTTCCAAACCCCTTGAGGGCAACGACAGATGGAGACAACCAGAGACCTCCGTACTTGGCCAAGATTGCTGTGCGGATCCAGTCCTCCTCGGCCTGCGCCACCTTCGCCTTGGGATTCCGAAGCGTCGCCGGCATCGCCTCCCATCCACCGAGACGCTCAGCCACTCCCGTAAGTCCACCTAGAACTTCCACACGATACTCCTTACCATTCTTTAACACAATTCTCTCATACAGGGTATTCAAGAGTGGCAGGTTGATTGCTCTTCCACTTCTGGCCCCAAAGTCATACCAGTGGCGGCTATTCACTTCACTGTCATTGTAAAAAATCCAGAGAGGAGGATTCGTCATTCCTATCTTGAGACTCTCAGGTGTTATTTCTTTGCGCTTCGAGTCCGGGGCAGCCGAGCCAAATTCATAGGCAGCTGCGAGGGCTACCACGCCCACAGCAAGACCTATAAGAAGAGCTTGCTCTGTCTTCATTCTTTTAACACCTTCGGCTTTTTTTACTAGTGCCCGCTACGCTACCGTAAAACCAGCTGTTTCATCCGATCAAAGTACGATTGTTCTTGAGCTGCCTCTTGAGCAAGACGAAGTCTGCGATTTTCTTCTGCTCTTAGTGCCGCTGCCTCTGCCGCCTGGAGAGATTCCATCTCCTCATCTCTCAAAGGCGCTGGGGCCTTCCCCCTCGACTTCTGAAGTTGGTCAAGGCTACGGGACTCTATCTGAACTCCTGCTGTATCTTGACTAAAGGTATTGTACTCTGTATAGGCTTTCTTCAGATCAGTGTACTTGAGACCAGGATCATTCGCAGCCACTGTATAATCATCTCTGCCGGTTCTTCCTAACTCCGTGGCATACCCCATACGAGAAGCAAGAGACATTTCCTGGGCAACCAAGGCACCTCCTCTTACATTCGTCCCCTTCTTGCCCACTTCATCTTCAAAAGCCCGTTGAAAGACTTCACGATTGAACTTGCCGCTGAACTTGGGAGCCGAGGAACTCGAGTCGCTCCCTTCACCCTTCAACCAATCTCCATACCCTCCTTCTTCAGGATCTGGGATCTTTGTCTTCTCGAACATGGTGTTAAAGGTGGTTAAGTCGAGTTTGTCTGGGTTCAAGCGGACTGGCTGTACATGTTTCCATTGATCTGCTTCTGTCTCTCTGCCTGTCTTGATGGCGGTCGGTGCCTCCACTTTACCGCTGCCGGCCTTGCGCCCACCATGTACCCGCTGAAGAATGTCCCCGAGATAGGCGTAAGCCCTTGTTACTGCCTCAAACTCCTTCTCTGAACCACCCTTGTCAGGGTGGGCCCTAATCACTGCCTTCTTGTAGGCGGCTTTCAACACTTCCTCTGTGAGTGCGACTTCTTCCTCTAAATTCAAGATACGCAGACAGGCACTGAAATAATTGAGGGCCTTCTCATTCCCTTTGTCACTTGCCTGGACTTGCCGTTGGTTGGTGTTAGAGGAATGGGTTACGAGAGTTTGTTGTGGCTGCTGTGCTGCTAAGAGAGGCTGAGGCTGACCCCGTAGGCCAGCTTGACCACTCTCTACTTCTTGAATGAAGTGTAAGAGTTGACCATAGATACCTGCTACTTTTGCCGAGTGCACATGCTCGGGAGAACTCAAGATTGTTTTGATCATCTTCACCTTTGTTTCAGCAGCTTGTATGGAAGTAAGATTCCGATACATGCGGATGTGTGCTTCAGGAATACCCTGTGTATTCCCCATCCTCTAACCACTCTTCATCAAAATCTCCCGAATCCTGCCCGCAGTCAGCACTGGCACGAGAGCCTCGCACTCCCATAACCAACGCCGACCTACAGAGCAAAAGGAAAAGGAAGATGGCCACATCTGAGGGGCCAGGAGAGGCAATTGACGATGGCGCTTGTCACGAATGAGACCCCAACTCGACAAGGGAAGAACCATTGCCAGCTGCTCCTCAGGGGTGATCTGAGAGAGAGACTTTTCAGGACTTAGAGGTTCAAAAGGACCATCCAAGTACTTCGCCAAGTCTGACCACAGAGGAGGCAACCAACTGGGAAACATCCAGAAGAGATCAATCCCAGAGCCTCCCCTCAGATAATAATCCAAGACCCACTGACAACCCTTCACATACTCCGAACAAAGAAGCCCCCTGTCCTCAACCCCCACGAAGTTCCAGTACTCCTCCCGCCAATCCTTCCGAAGCCGCCCACCCTCCTCCTTGAAAAACACACGCTCGACATTCCACTCCAAAGGCAACCCCTCAATTGGATCCATCCCCTTCCCCACTCCCCGCCCGGCCTGCTCCCGCTTCTTCCGAATCATATGCGCAAATCGCTCCTCCTCATCACCAGACCAACGACCGACAATCCCCTTTAACACTGACACCTGAATCTTTCCCTCTTTCACAAGCCCTTCCCGCCGGCGCAATTCTTTCATGATACAATCGTGGCCGTCATCTGATAGCTTATGAGTGAGGCTATGCGGTAGAAAGTCATTTCCCATTAAAGTCATCAGACCAATGTAATTCAAAATATCATCGAGGTTGGACAATCCAAGTCGCCGCTGGAACTCTTCAAGGACCATAAACGTATACTCTTGTTCTCCTTCTTTGTTCACCTCATTTCGCCCAAATTCCTGTTTTTCACGTAAAAGGAAAATCTGAGTCTGGCACTGATTCATTGTTAATAATGAAAGCAAAATCAAGTCAGCATCTAGCCCATAGACAAGAAACGGTCCCTGGATCTTCTTCTCTCCAACAACTTGCCGAATCCAATTCATCACCTTGTGCTCTCCCTCTCCTGGCTCACGAACACCACTGACAATCCATCCTCGCCCCTGTTCACGGCACAATCCCTCTAACACAGTTGTCAAGCGATCCATGAAGGCCGTTCCAGGAGTAATCGCATTGCTATCCCAGCCGCCCCCATCCGCCTGCTGTGAGCGAAGCCAAGCAGACTTGAATCTCCGAACACGCTGCTGACGAATTTTCGCCATTGGTACAACTCCATCCACCGCCATCAACACATGCCGAGGTCGTCCTGCTACAGTCCATACTTCCTTCACTGTTCGAACAACCTCCTTTAACAAGTGACCCTCCCATTCCTCGATCTCATCTAGGCCACCGCTACTAGGAAACTGGGGCATAGAAGGAGCACGAATACACCTGTAAATCAAACAATTGAAGTCAAAGGACAAGGCCGCACCTGTTGCTGAACGACTTAGACAACCAGGATATTGCTGTAAGATTCTTCGAAAGTAAGAAGGAATTCCCATCTTATCTTGTACCCTCTCACCGTGCTTTAGCTCGTTTCCAGTTAGAATGAGCAGTAGTCCAGGTACTTCTCAGGACTCTCTGTGGTCAACCTTTCAAAGATTCATACTTCTCCCCTTTGACAAGGCTCTCCTGCAAACAGTTCCTGAAGTTGGACATTTGAGCCCGATCATCTTCATCTTTGCAACGGCATTCTTGTCCCTCGCCACCTTCAACTCAACTCTGGGATACTTCTCGGTCTCTTCCGCCGAAGCCTACTTGATATCCAATCTCTTCAAGAGTACAAGTGATTTCCTTCTTACACCAATTTCTGGAGTCTTGAAGGAAATGCCGTCAGATGAATCCAAGAGAATGTGTAAAAGTACATTTCAAACCTTAACCCCTACACGCTTCCGGTACTTGATGGGAGAAGGTATCAAAGAAGAATTTCCTCATTTAAGTCTCTACTTCCTCTCGTTTGCTGCCTCTTATATACTCCAGGGACTCAACTTCTTTAGTGAAGAGATTAAGCAACTTGGAACTCAGTATTCTTCAAGGCCCAAACTTGCCATGATTGGTGGAGCTATGATCATCATTCTTTACACACTCTATCTGATAATTTTCAGTTGTAGTTCAACTACAACTCTTCTCTTCTCAATCTTCCTTGGAGCCTTTGTTGGATTCGTGATATCCTACCAGAACTATCTCTTGTTCGGCAAAGAGTCTGTGAATATGCTTTTTGTTCCTCCACTTGCCAGACGCACGGGTATGGATTACATTTGTGTGACGGCGGCTGGAAGAGCCTGAGATCCATCTAAATCTCCCGAGCAGCAACAGAGATCGGGCGCTCATGGAGTTTATCAAAGGACTTCAAGCTTCGATGGGAGACGCATTTTTAACATTGCCTCTCTTGCTTCTTGGATTCACATTCTTCTTCGGTACACTCACCTCTAACACAGGTCTATTGTATCTCTT